ATGACCGTTACTCCAATGACTAGAACCGACAACGACGCTGTCCCCAGCATTGAAGCTGCCAACGAGGGCAAACACATTCTGATCTACGCCGACGGCTCTTGCTACGGCAATCCCGGCCCCGGAGGATATGCGGCCGTCCTTCGTCGTATGGACGGGAACACCCTACGGAAGATGCCGAAGACAGTCGGTGGTTGCGACACTGAGACCACTAGTGTGCGGATGGAGATGATTGCCGCAGCGACTGCATTGGAGGTGCTCAAGCCGGGAGAGCCCGAGCCAATCGTCATTTATTGCGATAGCAAACAGATTCATGACGGCATGACCCAATGGCTTCCAGGCTGGATTGCGAGAGGCTGGAAAGGATCAGGCGGGAAGTCTGTCAAGAACCGCGATCTTTGGGAGCGCCTTCTAATCGCCTCCGAGGGAAAGACCATTATCTGGAGGTGGGTGAAGGGTCACGCCGGACATCTCTTCAACGAGGAAGTGGATCGGCTGGCGCGGAAGCAAATGGCAAAGGCCCGACCGATGTCTTACGGGTTCGTTGCTGCCTAGGTCCCCATTGTCTCTTGACCGTCGTTTGAAGGTAACTAGGGATCAGAAGTTCCGCTTCGACCTCAACCCCGCAGGGCCCGCGCTCGTGGCCCTTGCCGGAGACATCGGCAACGAACTGCTGGCCTATGAGCACCGCAACCAACTTCGCGAACGTAAACGCAAGCCCGCCGATCTAGCCGCATTTGAGAACGCGGTCGGCGTGATAGTTGCCAACCTTGCACACTTCACGCTGTTCCCACCGGAGGCCGGGGCAATCATCCTGCCCATGGGTCACCCGAGAGCAGCACGTGTCGAAGCTTCCGTTCCCGGTTTCGGCACTGCCCTGAGGGCTATCGTCTCAGTAATGGAAGCCACTGGCGTCCTGCGCAGCACCGAGCCGGAGATTGCCCGCTTCGCTACCACAATCGCCCCCACCCAGGCATTTCGCGATGAAGTCCTTGCGCGCCATATCGGCGGTGAGGATTTCGAATGGCGGAGTATCGGGGACAATCTACGGCTCACGCACAAGGACACCAAAGGTAGGAAGACGCGGCTTCCAGTTCCGAAGACGGAGGAAGCAGCGTCGCTCCGGCAGGACGTGGAAGCAATCAACGAGTGGCTTGCGCGCGCAAACATCTCCTACACCGGCAACATGCCCCTCGATGTCCGAGACCGACGCCTCGTGCGGTGCTTCAATCAGCCGCCACACATAAACTTCCCATCACTGAGCTACGGCGGGCGGTTGTTCGGTGGGTTCTGGCAACGACATGGTTGGCACGTACGCCAACATATCCGCATTGGGGGCGAGCCCGTGGTGGAAGTCGACTACGGGCAGATGCTTCCCCGTCTCGCCTATGCTGAAGCGGATAGAGAACCACCGACCGGGGACCTCTATGCCGTCACCGGTACGGAGAGTTGCCGTGCTACGATGAAGAAGGCGTTCAACGCACTCCTGTTCAAGGTCGGTACGCTGCGCAGGTGGCCCCTAGAAATCCTTGACGGGTTACCGGAAGGGTGGACCGGGAGAACCCTCCGCACTGCCATCCTCAGTGTCCATCCGGGCATATCGCGCCTCGCCGGGACTGGGATTGGCTATCGCCTGTTCCATCATGAGAGCACGATAATGTGTGCAGTGCTCATGCGTTGCATGGCGGTGGGCGTCGTCGCCCTGCCCGTTCACGATGCAGTTGTTTGTCCGGCCTCCGCCGTTCATGTCGTCAGCAACATAATGCGGGAGGAAGCCTACCGTCATTGTGGTGTTGCCATTCCAGTGAGCGTCCAAGGGGGAGATTGCCTCGGAGGCTCTACGTAGGTCGGACATCCTCAAATCCAACCACATAGAACCTACATTCACCCTAACTATATCCCTTAGTGAGGGCCATAAGCCCAAACGAGCCACCAACTGTAGTCTCACCGCTGCTGGCGGTCGATGGGCTCCAACCACTCGCCTTGGTCGGCCCCGCTTCGGCGGGTCGTCCATTATCGCCCTCAGTCATCAGGTCGCTCACTCCGGATAGCGAGGGAACTTCTGTATCTCGCGATAAAGCGCAGAGATGGGGTGCTCAGCGACACAGCTACGCATCGAAGTGCCGCCCTTCGATCTCGGCTTCCAGCACCTCGACATAGTGTCGGGCAGCTTCATGGAACTGGACCTGCTCGTATCGCTGGCACTGATCCAGCAGCATCAGGCGCATGGCGATCTTCAACGTCTCGGCCCGGTGCCTGCCGTATCTAGTTCTGACGTTGGCCAGCATCGTCTTCTTGCGGTCTTGAAGGGCTTTGATTTCTTCCTCGACCGCCGCCCAATGCTCATGAAATCCGTGGAGAAATTCGGGGCTTAGGTCTTCGGGGTAGTTCCACTCGTGGTCCTCGCGCACGTAAGCGCGCCGCGCACGAGACTGACTTTCAGACGATCCCACCATATTTGTACTCCTCACATTCATGGCGGCAGGGTCAGGCCGCGTCGGGGCGGCCTTCGTCGGCCCGCTTCGTTGCTCGCAGGATTTGCACGAGTTCGGAGGTCATGGACCGTCCGTTGCTCTTGGCCCGAGCGATCAGCCACGCCTTCAGGTCGGGCGGAGTTCGGAATATGGTTTTCGGCTGGTTAGACACGTTCATGGGGGCTTGTCTCCGATGGTTATCGTATGCCACACAGGTATACGCTATTCAGATTGCCCCCGAAGTCAAATCGCCCGCACGGGGCCTCGACAGGTGAGATCATGGGAAGACCGCCAAGCCCGGACAAAGACAGGTTCATCGTCCGCCTGCCGGACGGCATGAGGGACCAGATCAACGCGGCAGCGCAGGCGAACAACAGGACGATGACAGCCGAGATTGTTGCCCGGCTGCGATGGTCATTCGAGGCGGGACAGGATGCGTATCCGCTTAACATCCCCGTGGCATCGAGCGTCGAAAAACGCCTCTCCACGGTGGAGCAGGACTACGTGTCGCGAGAGGAGTTTGTGGACTTCAAGTTGCTGGTTGAAGCCAGTCTCAAGCGCAAATGAAATTGATTTCCCACTACCATCGACTGGCGGCGGCTGGAGCCATATCTGGCTCCGACCAACGACATTTTCTCCCGGCAAGGTCAGCTACATGCTCCCGCATCGGTGGCGGTATCACGAAACGTCCATAAAATCCGCTACGGCGATGTTCAACTGCCATCCCGTGGTCGGGGCGGTGAAGTCCCTCGACATCACCATGACGCCTGCCTTCGACCTCATGAAGGGTGGCTCGGATGGCCCCCGCGCCAAATCAGATTGCCTGTTGATTAGGCTACCAGTTCACACCATTGAGGTCGGGGCGATTGTTTACGTCCGGCACATAGCGGGAGATGTATCCCAACAGGTCATTGCTATCCGGCCTCACTACTTTGATTTTCAGCCAATCCCCGCCAAATTCCAGAAGCTCTACAGTATGCCCTGCCTTGAGGCGTATGCAATCATTCAGAAATTCGTAGTACGCGGCATCGCTTGTCCGGCAAAAATCTATATCGGCTGGAAGCTCGATCCGAGTACCGCTCGAATGCCCGATTTTCCGGCTCACCAAATTCTCCATACGCGCCTGCGCTCCCGACACGGATGCAGCCAGTAGGGAGAGCGCAAACCCGACCGTAACGAACCTCGTAGCGATCAATCGCATTTGGCTGCTCCTGTGATTTTCAGTTTCAGAGAAGCAACGCCAAAATATCTAATTTTTGGATAAATCTGATTTTCAAATACCGCCAAGTCGAGCGAATGTTTTCTCGACGGGCGGATGGCCACCAAGTCACTTTATTCGGAGCGCCACCGCCGCTTGGCTGCTCTGCTCGTGGAAAAGCGGAAGCAGGCAGGGTTGACGCAGGCCACCGTTGCCGCAGCACTCGGTCGTCATCAACCCTTCATCGCCAACATCGAGAATGGGGAACGTAGACTGGACGTGGTGGAGTTTCTGGCGCTGGCTGACATCATCGGCTTCGATCCCCACGAGATAGTCAACGATCTTCTACAGATTGACCCACACGCCGCTCATTGAGCCGGAAACCTTTGACCCCACCGGCAAATCGGGTACTGCTTCCAGCCATTGAGGGTCTGGGGCGATACGTAGCGAATGCCGATACTGCGATGGTTGACGAGGGACGATGACATCCGGGCGGCTGATTGCGTCCCGTATAGGCTGCTGGAGGAAGTCCCCGAACTCGGTCATGGCGACCGCGACATCGGCAACATGCTCATTCAGGGCGATAATCTCGACGCGCTCAAGGCGCTGCTGCCATTCTACGCCGGTCAGGTGAAGTGCATCTACATCGACCCGCCCTACAACACTCGGTCGGCCTTCGAGCACTACGACGACAATCTGGAGCACTCGCAGTGGCTGGCCATGATGTGGCCTCGCCTCGAACTGCTGCGCGAACTCCTTGCCGAGGACGGCTCCATCTGGGTCAGCATTGACGACAACGAGAGCCACTACCTCAAGGTCGTCATGGATGAGGTTTTCGGTAGAGCGGATTTCGTGACCAATGTGGTGTGGCAGAAATCCTATACGTCCAATCAGACTGCGAAGTTCATCTCCGACACGCATGACCACATTCTGGTCTATGCGAAAGATCGTGATCGTTACTCGATGGGCAAGGTTGGGCGGACTGAGGAGCAGCGTAAGAAATTCAAGAACTCGGACGGGGACCCACGCGGCCCGTGGAAGGCAGAGAACCTGTCGGCAGGCAAGTTTTACGATGCTGGGCAGTTTGAGATTGTTGGCCCGACAGGAAAGCGCTTTCTGCCACCGAAGAATAGGTATTGGCGCTGCAATGAAGCAGTTTTCCAACAGTGGAAAGCTGAGGGGCGGATTACATTCGGACGCGACAATGAACGGCGACCGATGTTGAAGAAGTATCTCGCCGAAATGAATGACGGGCTGACACCGAACACATGGTGGACATATGCGGAAGTCGGAGGGAATAAACAAGCAAGCTCTGATCTAAAGAAGCTCTTCCCGGATCAGGAGGTCTTCGGAACACCGAAACCTGAAAGCCTGATCGAACGCATCCTTACGTTGTCTACTCAATCAGGCGATCTCGTGCTCGACAGCTTCCTCGGCTCGGGAACGACTGCCGCCGTGGCCCAGAAAATGGGTCGTCGCTACATCGGCATCGAAATGGGCGATCATGCCGAGACCCATTGCCAGCCGCGCCTCACCAAGGTGGTGGATGGTGAGCAGGGCGGCATCTCCGAGGCGGTGAACTGGAAAGGTGGCGGCGGCTTCCGCTACTACCGGCTCGGCGCGTCGGTGTTCGATGAGACCGGGCAGATACGTCCCGACATCGAGTTTCCGGTTCTCGCCGCGCATGTGTGGTTCTCGGAGGTCCGTTCGCCATGGTCGCAGCCCGACCTGCTGTCGCCGGTGCTCGGCGTTCATGACGGTCGAGCTTACGCTCTGCTTTACAATGGCATCTTGGGCGACAAGTCGGCCAGCGGCGGCAACGTGCTGACGCGCAAGACGCTGGCCGTGATCCGTGACGCGCTGCCCGAAGGCTTGACCGGCCCGGTCACGGTCTACGGCGAACGCTCGGTCTTGTCCGATGCCTCGCTGGTGCGTGAGCAGATCACCTTCAAGCAGACCCCCTATGACGTGAAGGCGCGGGCGTGATGGAACTTAAAGAGTATCAGGCCCAGACCCTCGCCACACTTCGCAGGTTCCTCGTCAAGGCCCGTGTAGAAGGCCCCGGCGCGGCCTACGAGGCCATCGTCGCCGAACCCGATATGGCGAAGCGGCTGAAAGGCTTCGCAGGCTCCTACAAGGCTCTGAACGGTCTGGACGAAACACCCTATGTCTGCCTGCGGCTGCCGACCGGCGGCGGCAAGACGGTTCTCGCCTCCCATGCCGTGAACATCGCCAAGGAGACGTGGATCGAGCGCGACTTCCCGCTGGTACTGTGGCTGGTGCCCACGACCACCATCCGCAGGCAGACGGTGGATGCGCTCAAGAACCCGCGCCATCCCTATCGCGCCGCACTGGACGAAGCCTTCTCCGGTCGGGTGCGCGTGTTCGACATTGGCGACTTCACGCAACTCCTGCCGCATGACCTGCGCTCGAACTGCTGCGTCGTGGTCGGCACGATCCAGGCGCTACGCGTGAAGGACACCGATGGCCGTAAGGTCTATGCCCACCACGAGATGCTGGAACCGCACTTCACCGGTGTGCCCGACAGGATGCCGGGGCTGGAGGTGATCGAAGACGGCAGGGGCGCGGGAACGATCAAGTTCTCGTTCGCCAACCTGATGCACCTGCACCGCCCACTGATGATCGTTGACGAGGCGCACAAGGCCGTCACCGGGCTATCTCGGGATATGCAGACCCGCGTGAACCCAACCGCCATCATAGAGTTCACCGCGACCCCGCGCACCAACTCCAACATCCTGCACTCGGTCTCGGCTCAGGAACTCAAAGACGAGGAAATGATCAAGCTGCCGGTCATGCTCGCCGAGCATCAGACATGGCAGGCTGCCGTGACCGGCGCAATCTCCAAGCGGGCCGAGCTTGCCGAAGATGCCAGCCGGGAACGCGACTACATCCGGCCCATCGTGCTGTTTCAGGCCCAGAACAAGGACGAGGAAGTCACCGTCGCTGTACTCAAACAGCACCTGATCGACGTGGAGGGGATCGACCCCAACCGCATCGCCATTGCCACCGGCGACCAGCGCGACCTTGACGGCATCAACCTGTTCGATCCCGACTGCGAGATAGACTTCATCATCACGGTCGAGGCTCTGAAAGAGGGCTGGGACTGCTCCTTCGCCTATGTGTTCTGTTCGGTCGCCAACATCCACAGCGCCACCGATGCCGAGCAGCTACTCGGGCGCGTACTGCGTATGCCCTACGCCAAGCGGCGGTCGATCCCGTCGCTCAACCGCGCCTATGCCAACCTGACCTCGAAATCCTTCTCGGAAGCCGCCTTTGCCCTCAAGGACCGGCTCGTCGCCATGGGCTTCGAGGAAGGCGAGGCCGAGGACAACATCATCCCCGAGCAGCTTGACCTTACCGAAGGGCTGTTCGGCCATGCCCGCCGACCGCAGCCGAGCGTCACCGTGTCGCTCGACGCTGACCCCGCCGCCGTCAAGGAACTGGAAGCTGCCGCGCCGACCAAGGTCCGCGTCACTGCCGGGGAGGATGGCAAGGCCGTGGTGAAGATAACCGGCTTCCTCAGCCCTGCCGAGAAGGAAAAGCTGATTGCGGCATTGCCCGAGACGGAAGTCGGCGGCTTCTCCGAACAGGTCGCCAGCTACGAGGCCGAGCATCTGCATCAAGCCTCGCCTGCCGAACGCGGCGAGACGTTTACCGTCCCGGCGCTGATGACGTGGGTGCAGGGCGAGCTTGAACTCGCCGACACCGACATATTGATGGAGTATCACGACTGGTCACTCGCCGACCATTCGCCGAAGCTTGAGGCGAAGGACTTCGCGATACAGGCGACGGCGGACACGTTCGAGATCGACATCGACCAGCAACGGCTGTTCGTGAAGCACGCCGACCAGAGCGCCCAGCTTCTGCTCGACATCCCTGTCGAGGGCTGGAGCGAACAGACGCTCGTGCTGTTTCTCGACCGGCAGGTGCGCGACAAGTTCATCGGACAGGGTGAACTCGTTCGCTGGCTGACCGATCTGGTGAACTACCTGACCGGCCCGCGTAACATCCCGTTGTCAGCGCTGATGCAGTGCAAGTACCCCTTGGCCCGCAAGGTCAAGGAGAGGATCGCCGACATCCGGGCCAAGGAGCGGACGGGCGTCTATCAACACTCGCTGTTCGCGCCGGAGGCCAAGCCCGAAATCTCCTTCGACAACGGTTTCGTCTTCGCCGACGACATGTTCGCCGGGGTCCGCACCTATCGCGGTGACTATCGGTTCTCGAAGCACTTCATCGGCTGGGACCGGGTGGCGGCATTCGACGGTGCTGACGATGGCGAGGAACTGGCCTGTGCCAAGCTGCTCGACAGCCTGACCGAGGTGAAGCACTGGATCAGGAACGTACCCCGCCACCCCGGCGCGTTCTGGCTCCCGACCGCATCCGGTAAGTTCTACCCCGACTTCGTGGCAGAACTGACCGATGGGCGCATCCTCGTGGTCGAATACAAGGGTGCGCACCTGACCGACGCCGCTGACACTGACGAGAAACGCGCCATAGGGGCGCTCTGGGAGCAGACCAGCGGCGGCAAGGGTCTGTTCCTCATGGCCGAAAAGCAGGTGGACGGCAAGGACGTGCGGGGTCAGATGCTGGCGAAGGTCCGCTGACCTTCTGCAATCCGCGACATCGAAGGCGGCCACCTTCGTTACAAAGCAAAGCGCAATTGATTTTACACCCGATACAGGAGAAAATCGGGAGAATGTAAATTTGGCATGGGAAAGAATTTGTATAGCGGCTCGCCATTCGTAAGAGAACTTACGATCAACAATTTCCGTTGTTTCTCGACGCGAGCTATCGATTTTGCGGTACCAGATGGCGGCCTTGGAAGTGGGTTGAACCTCTTTGTTGGCAACAACGGGACCGGGAAAACGTCCGTCCTTGAAGCTTTGGACTATCTATTCGGAGGAAAGTATAAGGCCGAAAATAGGCTTACCATCAAGGATTTCCATGATTTTGAAAGGCCAATCTCGGTCTCTGGGCGAACGGAAAGGTTTAGCGTCAAATCTGGTCTGGAGTATCACAGGACAAGATACTTCAATTGCATTGGGTTAAACGTCTCTGCCCAGCCACGAGACAGGAAGCAGCCGGGGAAATTTCTATCATCTCCGATTTCAGCCAAGAACCATTTCACCATTGATGAAGACACCTACTACAACGAAAGCGACGGGCAGCCTTACATCCAAAAGAGATCGGGGGATACCCGGACTGTAGATGCAAGAGAGTTGACGCTTGATACCGGCAAGATGGGTCCGAACGGTGTCAACGTCTTCTACTTCGATAAAAACCGTGCGCGTCATCTGGTCAGTGGCACGTATCGCACAACCTTCGATGCGATATGCGATGACCTGAACTGGAAATTTCAGAAGAAGCTCCGCGAAGAAGGGGGCGGTTCGGACTATGCTGCCAAGGTCTCAAACGACCTTTTCGTGTGGGCTATGGAGCTGGCGCAAAAAGGAACAGGAAACAAGCTCGGCGATCAGTTCAGCGAGTTTTTCGACAACACCCATTTCAAAAACCTAAGGTTTGAACTGCTGTCCCTGCTGGAGCCGTTTTCGTCGGCGTTCCTCGCAGTTAGGGCCGAAGGTCAAATCCAGCAGATTACGACAAAGAGCCTTGGTTCGGGGGTGGAGCTTGTCTTAGCCCTGCTGCTTCAACGGTTGCTGTCAGACACGGCCAGTGGCGATAAAATACTTCTGATAGATGAGCCGGAAATGCACTTGCACCCGACTGCTCAACGGAAGCTGGCCGACTTACTCCTTGAAGAAGCGAAAACCAGTCAGGTCATTGTCAGCAGTCATTCCCCTTACATGTTGCAACGCTTGGTAAAATTCGGGAAGACGAATGTCTTCACTGCCACAGAGACTGGAGAAATCGAAATCCAAGCGCAAGACGAGCTTGCAGCTTATTTCCCATGGAGCCCCTCGTTTGGCGAGGTGAACTTCAAAGCGTTCGCCATGCCGACCGTAGAGTTTCACAACGAGCTGTATGGCTTCATTCAAGATAAATACGCCCCCGCTGGTGGGGGAAAAGACATGGATAGCTTTCTCGCCACCAAGGGCATCCCCGCCGATCATACGTGGAAACGTGGAACATCCTCACATTCGGTGACCGAATGCACATACGTTCGCCACAGCATCCACCATCCCGAAAACACTCTCAATCCAGCATGTGACGAGGCTAAATTAGGCGCTTCGATAAGAAAGATGATCAGCGTTCTGTAGCGATATTAGCTTTGGCGGGAGTTTATCTATCTTAATCTCGACTGGTATCGGGGGATACGTTTTCGAGATACGGAAGCCGGAGGTATAGTCGAGAAAGCTACCGGGGACAAAATTGGCTGGCCCCGGCGGCTATGGACAACAGCCCTAATATGGACATCGGCCGAGGCTTATAAAATCCGCCACGCTCGCAATGAGCGATGCCCCGACGACAGGGCTTTTCCAAGCTACTAAAAGTAAAGCGTTTCGGAGGTTAGGCGCTCATGATCCGGCAGTCGCGTATCGCGCCGTTCATCATGCTCAACGAAAGTCTCGGGGTGTCGGACCTGTCCGGCAGTCCGCTGGCGATCAACGGCATGAAGGTGCTCACCTGCGCTGCCGAGGATGGCGGTATCAATCTCACCAAGTCCGGCGCGTTCTACCGGAAATTCGTTACGTGGGCTGCGGAGGACTTCCAATGGCCGGGGTACGAGGCCGAAGAACTCTACGCCCTGAACAAGGTGCTGAACGAGCAGGATTTCATGCCACTCGCCATCATGCACGAGCTTCTGGTCGGCTCTCGCCTGCTGCGGCACTACAAGGGCAAGGCGGTGCCGACGAAGGCGGGAAAGGCAATGATCGGCGACCACGGCGCGTTACAGGCCGAACTGTTCGACACCTACTTCCTTGCTCTCGACCATGGAGCCTATGAGCGGTTCCCCATCGACCATGACGACCCCGACTTTGTGCATTTCCTCGGGGTGATCCAGAACCGACTTGACGATTGGGTGCCGCTAACGGAACTGGCGGGCTGGTGCCTGCCCCTCGACCTCATCACCAACTATCGGTTCAGCCCGGTGGAGGATGCCTGCTACTATCTTCTGTCGCGCCTCGTGCGCCCGCTGACGTGGCTGGGCATGATCGAACGTCATCCCGGCGCGGAGAGATACTGCGGCTTTCATGAACTGCAATACCGCAAGACGCCGCTCTATGACCGTTTCCTGCACTTCAACTTCACAAAGGTGATGAGCGGGACGATCCACTGAACGCCGCGACAGCACCGCTTTTCCCGGCGTTTATAGCTCCCGTTAATTGAGATTATCCCGGTTGACGGCCTGCTCGTAGAACTCCAACAATAAAGGGTGGAGCGATCATGTCCCGATACTACGAGCAGATGCAGCACGGGAACAACGAGGCGAGGCACCTGTTGCAGGAGCGGCTTGCTCGTGAGGAAATGGGCGGCGAAGCCTACGACAAGATGGTCTCGAACCATGATGATCGCGCCTTCAAGGTTTTCGGCGTCGTGTTCATAGCCTTCTTTGCCGTTGCGGTTCTCGTCGTGGCGTGGCTGGGCTACTGAACCAATCACACAACCGGGCGATGCGGAGAGGAACTGATGTCGGCAGGATGGGTGAACCTGATAGTGCTGGTCGCGGTCGTGCTGATCGTCGCAAGCGCCGCCACGATCTTCTATGTCGCGGCAACCCGGCGAGGCGGACGCAAGAAGCCCGGACTGGCCAAGCCGTCGAAAGCCCACTACCGGCAGGTCAATCCCAAGACGGGAGACCTGTTCCGGTAGGCCGTCAGACTTACGCGCAGTGCCTTCACAGAACTCTCGCCGCCGCGCTGTCGGTGAACAGGTTGACGGTGCGCAGGTAGGGCGCAAGGCCCGCCTCACTGCGGTGGCCCGTGACTTCACGTATCTTGTGGCTGGTCGCGCCCGCCATTGCTGCCGAGGTCGCGAACCCGCTGCGCAACGAGTGTGCCGAGAACCCGCTTGGATCGTATCCGGCGGCGCTGACACGGGCCTTGAGTACATCGGTTACGACCTCGCCGGTCACGCGCTCGGGGAGAATGTTGCCGTGTTTGTCCATGCTGGGGAAGATCGCGCCAGTTTCGATGCCCGCAACCTCCAGCCAGCGTTTCAGCGAGGCGATGGGGCAATGGCGCGTGCGCCCGAACGGCACCGCGATTTCTCGACCACGGGCCTCTTGATCGGTCTTGGACCGCCGCACCGTGACCAGAGCGCCTTGGCCGGTGAACGCGATGTCCTCGACATCCAGCGCCACCAATTCACTACGTCTCATGGCGCAGGCCCAGCCCAGCAACAGCATGGCGCGGTCCCGGTGGTCCTTCGTTCGGTCGCCAAGCAGGTCGAGGACTGCGAACAGATCGGCGCGGAGCAGAGCCTGTGCCTGTCGCTGCTTGACCCCGAGGGTGCGGCGAACACCACGTAGAGTAGCACGGACCAGTTCGGCCTTGGTCGGATCGTCCACCGCGAGGGCGCGATGGGCTTTGCTGATCGACGCCAGCCGCCGCTGCAAGGTCGCCACGGCGTAGGTCTCCGCACCTTCGGCCAGATACGACGCCACGGTTTCCGGGGTCGCCGGGAGCCGCCTGCCTGTCCCCTCGAAATGGGCAATGTCGAGACGCATCGCTCGTTTACTCGCCTCGGACAATGAAGCCGTCACAAGGCGCTGGACATCGGCAGGCAGGACGGTCGGCGTCATGTTGCTGGCAGGGACCACGGTCCCGGCGTCGTGGCGGCGCTCAACGAACATTTGCACGCTCCTCATCAATCGTAGGCAGGTCGCCGCGAACCGTATCGAGCCATTCGGCAGGGTCAGTCAGCTTCATGCGATGGTGTCCCGCGTCCGCCAGCCACTTGAGCGTCATGGCGCATGGCCACTCGACCCGCCGCCTGACAAGCCCGCCCTCAACTCGGAAGATCGCACCTGCCAGAACCGCCATACGGCGTTCGGCAGGAACATGGCGGCGCAACCAGCGCCCGGTCGTTGTATTCCGTTTCAGGAACCGGGAGAGTGCCGACTTCCCTTCCCACGAGAACGCATCGTAAACGTAGGTCGGCAGGCCGCTCTTGTGTCCGATCACGACTTTCGGGAACTCGTCGTCTTGAGCAGGAAGGACGCCAGACGGCAGAGCACCGGACAGCAAGGGCAACAACACCGGCAACGCCTCCCGCGTCCGGCGAAAGCCCCGTTCGGCCAGCGCTACTATCTCGTGGTCGATCCCCGCTTCACGCATCGCGTCGAAGGTAGCGGCGGCATTCCCGGTCCTGCCCGAAATCTGTCCTGTCCACCTGACGCCGGATGCGTGTAACGCGGCCAGAGAGGCCCCCAACGCTGCGCCGCGCTCCCGGATGCGGGAAAGGTGCTCCGAGAGGTCAACGCCCGTCAGTGAGGCCCGTAGCTCCTCAAGCTCATGGTGCTGGGCGACGGTCCACAATAGATCATCGGTTGCCCTGCACTTCGGGGAGATAGCCATCTGCTCGACCAGCAACGATGCCACGGCCCACTCACCACCGAACTCTTCGCGTAACGACTTGCTTGTCGCCGCCGCCATAACGAGACGGATCGTATCGACCGATGCCAGACCGACATCCTCGAACGCGATCCCCGTGAGCCTGCGCCAGAGCTTCGCCGGATCGGATTTCAACAGGGTCGCGGCGGCACGCAAGGCCAGATCGACATCACCACGCCGTATCGACTTCTGCATGGCTGACATGGCAACGAACGGTGACGTGAGCAGAGGCTCGACGGTTGGAACCTTTCTGTCGGCGAACAGAGGCTTGAGGGCGGGGTCGATGGTGAAAAGGTCGTACATGGCGAAACTCCCGAGAACTGGGAGGGCCGGAACCTCGACCCCGCTGCCAACGTGGGCGGCAAGGCTGGTGCATGCGAACTTAAACGACCGTGTGCCGGAGCTTCCCGACCTGATGGTTAACCATCGCTACGGCAGGCAACATCACGACCTCGCTCGCCGTGGTCGATCTGGTCAGTCGTGCCGCGCACATGCGTAATGCATAAACTTTCCAGCAAGCTCGGGTTGGCTGTGAAATTGATTTCATACACGGCGGGTAGGTTCGTCATGCTACTGCCGAGCATTGTCTCGGGCTACGCCGATGTCTCTGTGAACGTGCCTGTCTTTCTAGGCTAGGGACACGCTACTGAGGGTCAACTCTAACCCACGCCTACCCGTTGGTCATCCGGGGCTTGGGGATTTTCTCGTACCGTCAAAGCTCGTTTCGTCGGTGTTGTCGTTTTCGGTGCCTACCTGTCTCCGCTACACCCCCGCGACCTGCATGAAACCTAGGGGCTACAGGGTGAGGAAGGCGGGAAGGAACGAAGTGACTGACCGGGTAGCGAAGCGACCTCTTGGAAGGAGCGATAGCGAGTGATCGGGAACACGAAAACCCGAAGGGGGTTTCGTCTTCTCCCGTTACTCTTAAATCCAATTCAAAATAAGTTTATAATTATCTACTGTATATGAGCCGGACGCCGTTTAGAAATTTCATTGAGAAATCAGTCCATTGCACCCCGAAAAATCGCAAAAAAACAGCCGGACACTTTTTATTTCTAAACGGGGTCGATTTCATCTGGCCTAGATGGCTTCCATAAGGCGCTTGTAGCGGTAGCTCCCGAACTCTGCGAAGGGCTGCTTGACGTGATTTTTGGTCAGCGGGATGGGCTTGGTCAACTTCTCCCATATGAGTTTTTTCATTTCCGGGGTGAGGCCGGTTAGCTCGTGATGAATGACCTGCCTGTATAGAGCTAAGTTCTCGTCATCAATCTGTTTGTGCCTCGCACTAAGGCCACGCGGCTTCTTACCCGACTTCGGCTTGGTCACCTTTGCAGGGGCGTATTTGTCCCGGACCTGATCCCAGTACCCCGGCTCGAACAGGATACGCGAAAACTCGGTGGTCGGCTTCAACCAGATGCGCCTTCCTCTCGGGAAATCCTTCCGCGTCTGTTCGATCAGGCCCAGCGCGATCAAGTCTTCCTTGATGCGGCGGAAGGTCCGTTCGTTGACGCGGCGGGACGCCTTGGACTTCATCTTGGGGTCATTCACCTGTGGCTGTAGCCAACCGTCCGCGTCCCGCGCTCCCCAGCGTTCCCAGCGGCCTAGTTCCGGGTTCCACAAGCCGTTCGTGGATTGGTGGTGCTGGAAATCTATGTCGCGAAGGAGGTCCGCGGCATAGTATCCCTTATGCGTGGTCTTGTCGGGTGTTCTTATCGCCCTGCCGATGGCAAGCAGTATCTTGCGGCCCCCTTTAACCCGAGGGACTTTTTCGTCAGCTATAACGCTCTTGGGGAGGATCGCGGCCCCGTTCTCAAAGACCTTCACCGCATGGGCGGCTGTAGACGTGATTTGCCAAGGGGCAAGCGAAGGGTCCGGTTCAAGATGATCGGAAATCACCTTGTCCGCCGCGCCCTTGGCGACGGCCATGGAAGCCTTCAAATCATTCCGCTGTTCGGGCGGCAGTATCTTTTTCAGATGCGTCATGGCCGTTCCCCCACGAAGCAGGGGAACAGGCGTAGAACATTCTCCCCCGATTTTCCCCTGATTTGCTGGGGAAAGCTGGGGAAAGTTCCGGTTTTGGACCTTGGGGAAAGGGGAGAGGGCGTCCCCTTGGAAAGCGATTTTCTCAATTTTTCCAAGGGGAAAATGGTGCTGCCAGCGAGGATTGAACTCGCGACCTCTCCCTTACCAACACAGATGTCGGGATTTTGTAGGTCGTTGTCTGGCAACGTTTTTCCAGCTTTTGCGCTGGTTTGAGCTGGATCAATGTAGGTCGTTGTAGGTCAATGTCCGGCATTTTCGATGCGCACTATGAGCACAAGTGCGCAGCGGGAGTGCTCAAGATTGGAGTTTCGCGCCCCGGTCAAAAAGCCGATATTCGGCCTCATCGACCTCCGCGACGTAGCCAGCATTGATGTCTTTCTGGCACTCGTAGCGGAACACCCGGCGGTCTAGTGTTGCGGCCGGAGAGACGCCTGCAAGAATTTCGCGGACGTAGTTTTCATCGTAACGAGAGCGCTTCATTCTGCTGCCTCCAGCGTTCCAGAGATTGAGTTGACCGCGGCCTGAAGCCGGCCGGGACAATGCTTGGCGTAGACCTTCTCGACCATAGCGAGCGTGTTGCCGAGGATCCCGGCGATATCGTAGAGCGGCACGCCGCGGCGCGCCATCTGCGTCGCCGCCGTGTGGCGCAGGGTGTGCGGCGAGATGCCGGTTGACTTGATGCGCTCTCCAGTCCCGCGCGGCAGCTTCGGCGCCAGCCCGGCCTTGACGACGATCGCCTGAATGGTGGCCCACACCTCGCCGTCGTGGTCCAGCACCAGATCGCCGGCACGCTCCTTGTGCATGGCCTCCAGCACCGGACGCAGCGCCCGCGAGATCGGCACCGAAGGCCGGCGCTTTTTCGTCTGCTTCTTGCCGGGCACGGCGTAGTGAATGACGTTCGTCTCGAAGTCGACGCGGCCCCACGTCAGGTCAAGGATGGCCTGCTTGCGAGCGGCCGTCTCCAACGCCAGCCACAGGAAGCGCTCCCCGCGCGTCATGCGCTCGGCGCCAGGGTGCAAAGCCTTCGCCGCAGCGAGCATTGCCTTGATCTCGGCCGTTGTCAGCCAGCGGTCGCGAGGGTCGGCCTCTTCCGGCAGTTTGAAGATCGGCAGGTCCGTGTGCTCGAGCAGCTTCCTGCGGCCTCGCTCGGGCGCTGCGTGCCAGTTGAGACAGGCCCGGAGTGCGGCGAGCTCCTTGCGGACGGTCGACGACTTTGCGGGCCGTCCGATCCGGCCTTCCCCGCGGGCGTCGCCATAGTCCTCCGCCGTCGTCTGGTCGATCTCGCCGGGCGTCAGCGCGCCGAAGTGCGGCTTCAGGTTCGCCCAGGCGTATTCGATGCTCGCCGGCGCCGCAGTTTCCTTCTGGACGTGCTTGACGTCGTAGACGTGCCACAGCTCGGCGATCGTCAGCCCGACGCGGCCTTCTTGCGAGACCTGGCCTTTGTGCCCGCCGAGCGCGAGCCATTGGCCGAAACGTGTCTCTGCAACAGCAAGGTCTTTAGTGCCCATGCTCTTGCGTCGGCTACGTCGATTTTCGCTCCAGAAGGCGTAGAAGGTGCCGTTTTCGGCTGGTCGGAGTTCTGGCGTCGGCATTTCACGCTCTCCAGGTATGCACGCAGATCGGTTTCGTCGATCTTGATCGGCCGTCCGGGGATGTAGGTCAGCTTTCCGGACAATCGGAGCCGCTTAACGGTGCTCGCCGAGCACCGCAAGCGTTCAGCTACCTCTGCTTCGGTCAAGAGCATTGTCGGCCTGCAGCAGCTTCATGATCTCCAGCGCAGTCGCCGTTGTGACAAGACGGTTAACGCGGAGCCAAGCGACGTCCGGCGCGTTCGGGCTCACCTTCATCTCGATAGCCGGGATGTCGGCGTCGATCGCGCTTTCCACATGATTTGGGAGGATTTCTTCCGGCTCCACACCAAGAGCGGCCGACAGTTTTTGTAGGCTGAGCGGCGTCGGAAGCGATTTGCCGCGGACGTACACGGAAATGCTGTCGCGCGGCAGTTCGGACTGGCGGGCCAGTTCACTCTGGTTCCAGCCTTTCGCCAGCATCAGCGCGTAGAGACGCTTGCCAAACTCCTGTTTTACTAAGCTTTTCGGCGCAAGGCCTTGGCCGGACATAATGTCCTCAACAATGTGAGTACGCACCTCTCTAGGCATTTAGAACACTCCGGTTGCGAGTCGATACTGTATCTCGGTTGTATATCGCAATTTGCAGACACGCAAGACATTTTGTCCGACACGCCGCTTGACTGTCCGTTTTGTCTGTCGTATAGTTAACATACATCAGACATGCAGTTTGGCGATTTCGACTTTCGGCCAACTGGACAAAGAGGGTTATTTTCCTATCATGTTCGACACGGTCGGGTTTCTCAGGCAGCACTTTCAGGACGTGGATGCGCTTCTCGCTACCCTCTCTTCGTTCGGGCTGCCCGCGCCAAATCGCGAAACTGCAAGGAAATGGTTCACCAGGGCGTCTATCCCTAGCGAGTGGTTTCCCGTGCTGGTGTGTGCAGCGGAAATCGAGAATGGCGGGCCGATCACACATTCATCCGCTGCACCTCCGGCGAGGACTACAAGCCGAAGGTCTTCGACCGGAAGCGCAATCCGGTCCTCGACAAGGCTGATTGCCCGTCCGGCTCGCGCGGCTTTGCAGTCGTCAACGCCTTCACCTGGGAAAACGAAGAAAACGGCAAGGGCATCAGCTTCGGCATCTCCATGTTCCAGGTGACGAAGAAAGCCGAGGGCGGCGAGATCCTGGGCGGCACCGGCGGACCCGACCCGGACAAGTTCTTCGAGACGATCGACGACGAGGGCGACGCGCCCGCGTCGACGAAGACCGGCAACGGGGCGGCCAGTTTGTTTGGCTGATTTGTAGGTTATTGCGACCGACAATGGCCGACATTCGGCCATTGTCTCACCCTCAAACCAAGGAGAAATGAAATGTTTTCTGCTACTGCGGTAGGCCTTGCCGGCTCTGTCCGCGCCGATGCGCCTCGCACTTCTTCCGTGGAAATGCTCGGAAACGCCGTCGTGCGGCTCGGCGAGGTGTCCAGCCAGTCAGTGTCGATAGCGATGAAACTCGCTGGGGCGTGGCCGGACAACGGGGGCGCCAGCGGCGAAGCTCGCCATTCCGACGGTGTCTTCGACAACATCGAAGGCCTCGCTCAGATCATCCATCGCATCTGCGACGACCTCGCCGAGGCGAACGCAGCCGTGACCAGGAGGCTCTGATGTCGGAGATCGGTCACAACAGCAAGAATGCCGATGACGTCGCCGAAACCAGCCAGACGATCGCCGCCGGCCAGCTACGTTCCTTCGTCGAGCGCATCGAGCGCTTGCAGGAGGAAAAGAAGTCGATCGCCGACGATATTCGCGACGTCAAAGCCGAGGCGAAGGGCGTCGGGTTCGATATTTCCGCGATCAACGAGATGCTGAAACTTCGCGCCATGGACAAGGCCGAGCGCGACGAGCGGGAAGCCATGCGCGACCTATACGGCCACGCCTTGGGGATCTTCGGATGACCCACGTAATGCTTGACCTCGAGACGTTCGGCACGTTGCCGGGCAGCGTCATCCGATCGATTGGCGCCGTGCAGTTCGACCTGCGTGGCAACACCGGAAAGACATTTTACGCCAACATCGAACCCGAGAGCTGCAAGGCGGTCGGGCTCGTAATTGACCTGAGAACCGAACAGTGGTGGTCCGAGCAGTCGAAGGCCGCTCAGCAATCCCTGCTAATCGACCAGCTACCGCTCAAGGCCGTCGCCGTTGCGTTCCGCTCCTGGTTCCATGAGATCGGCGGAGAGCAGGTTTGGGGGCAAGGCGCCAACTTCGACATCCCGCTTTGGGAGGCCGCGAGCTTGGCCGTCTCTGTTCCTCCGCCTTGGAAGTTCTGGAACGTCCGCGATACGCGGACGGTCTACGACTTGTTCGACTTCGACACGCGCGAGCTCGCCATCGAGCGCGTCAAGCACAACGCCCTCGATGACGCGCGACATCAGGTTCGGCTCGTAGCAGCCGCGCTGAGGCACGGTCGCCCGCCAACGCCAGTCGTGGAGGACGTGTTCGGATGAAGAACGGCTTCGGACAGCAAACCCTGTCCGGAGACGTCGTGAAGGTGACGGACGGCGCCGTGCTGTTCGTCACCGATGACGGCTCCGAATTTTGGGTTCCACGGTCAGTCTGCCTCGATGGGCAGGCCATCGACGAGGGCGACACGGAGATCATCGTGGCGTCCTAGTGGCTGGAGCGGGAGGGGCACGCCTAGATGCCCTCGCTCGACGAGCTCATCAGGGAGGCCGCCCGCCGGGGCGACCTCCGCTCCCTGACTCTCTGGACGACCGAGCAGGGCTACCAGGCCAGCGTCTCCGCTACCGGCGTATCGGTCTGGCGGGTGGAGATCCACGCCGATCCCGTAGAAGCGCTGCGGCGCGCTCTTGGTGCGCCCGCGGTGTCCGTTTTAGCGAACGACACTAGTATTCAAGAGGACATTTTTGGATGATTGAGGTTTTGCAAGGCGACTGCCGCAACGTACTCGAAATGATGCCGTCGGCCTCTGTTCACGCCGTAGTGACCGATCCTCCCTACGGCCTCAGCTTCATGGGGAAGAAGTGGGACTGCGACGTGCCGGGCGTGGAGGTCTGGCGCGAATGTTTGCGCGTGCTGAAGCCTGGCGGCCACCTGCTGTCCTTCTTCGGGACGCGAACCTATCACCGCGGCGCGGTTCCGATCGAGGACGCCGGCTTCGAAATCCGCGATCAGATCGGCTGGCTATACGGCTCCGGTTTTCCGAAATCGTCGAACCAGGCCGGTGAGTGGCAAGGTTGGGGTACGGCGCTAAAGCCCGCATGGGAGCCCATTGTTGTTGCGCGCAAGCCGCTAGACGGCACTGTGCCGGAAAACCTGGCGCGGCACGGCGTAGGCGCGTTGAACGTTGACGGCTGCAGAGTTCCGTTCGCGAGCGAAGCGGACGAAGCCGAGAGTAAGCTAAGGAACCGACACGCTGACTTCGGAAGCGGCCCGATGACGAACCGGGTCTTCGGGAAATTCAGCAAAGACCGCGACAACTACGATCCGACCGGGCGTTGGCCGGCGAACGTCATTCACGACGGCAGCGCCGAAACGTTAGAAGCCTTCGAAGCCTACGGAGACAGTCGTTCCGGATCCGCAGCCCGGTTCTTCTATTGCGCCAAAGCGTCACGTTCCGACCGAAACGACGGCCTTGCCGACTTTGCCAAGAAGCCGCTCCTGTGGTCTACAGGTACGCAGAACCCCGGCTCCTTCCAATCCCCTGGCACCGAGAAGGCGGCGCAGAACCCGCACCCTACCGTCAAGCCGACGGACCTCATGCGTTATCTGTGCCGATTGGTGACGCCCCCTGGCGGCACGGTGTTGGACCCCTTTGCCGGTTCCGGCAGTACCGGCCGCGGCGCCGCGCTCGAAGGGCTGAGCTTCATCGGCATTGAGCGGGAGGCTGAGTACGTCGCAATAGCGCGGGCGCGCATTGCTGCTGCGTCTGTTTTGACGAACGACAAGCCCGTACAGGAGGACATTTTCGCATGAACTGGCCGGAATACCTGATGGGCTTTGCCCGACACGCAGCGACGAAATCCAAGGACACGACGCAGGTCGGCGCCGTGCTGGTCGGCCCGGATCGCGAAGTCCGGCTGACGGCCTACAACGGACCACCTCGGGGCGTGTTCGACATGCCCGAGCGCCGGGAGCGGCCGACGAAATATCTCTTCGCCAGCCACGCCGAAGCGAACCTGGTCGCGTTCGCGGCCCGCGAGGGCATCCGCACCAAGGACTGCACGGTCTACGTCACCCACATGCCCTGCGCGGCCTGCGCGCGGACGCTGATCCAGGCCGGCATCCGCGCGGTCGCCTACGGCCCTGGCACCACGTCCATGCCTGCTGAAGAGTTCGCGGCGGCGAGCGAGATGTTCGCCGAAGCCCGCGTGACGACGTGGAGGTGCGAATGAGCCGGAAAAGAGGCATGGGGAGCCACCAGTCGGCCGATATGAAGCGCGATGAATGGCTCACCCCTCCCGCAATCCTGGCGGCGCTCGGCCCCTTTGACCTCGATCCTTGCTCCCCGATCGATAGGCCTTGGCCGACAGCGTCGCAGCATTTCACAGTTACCGATGATGGTCTGACGCGGCCGTGGCGAGGTTTCGTTTGGTGCAACCCGCCCTACGGTCGAGAAACCGGGCTGTGGATGGCAAAGCTGGCGGCGCACGGCTCCGGCCTCGCGCTGATCTTCGCCCGAACCGAAACTGAGGACTTTGTACGCGAGGTTTGGGGTAAGGCCGACGGTGTCATGTTCCTGCACGGCCGTCTCTACTTCCATGTCAACGAAGACACGCTCGTCGAGCGCAAAGGGAAGCCGTCCAAACTAATCAGGCGGGGCGAAGCGGCGGACGCGAACAGCGGCGCGCCATCCTGTCTAGTGGCCTACGGCCAAGCTGCCGTGGCCCGGCTCGAGCAAAGCGGCCTCTCGGGGACGATCGTCAAGGGCTGGCGTGGCGAGGGGATTTTCGCATGACCTCCGGCCTTGAGATCGACTTCGAAACGCGGTCGGACGTCGACCTGAAAAAGCATGGCGTCTACCGCTATATGGCCTCGCCGCACACGGAAGCCCTGCTGGCCTCCTACAAGATCGACGGCGGCCCTCGCAAACGTTGGCGCCGCGGCGAGCCGTGCCCGGCTGACATCGACGAGCACGTCGAGAGCGGCGGTATCGTCTCGGCCCACAACAACAGCTTCGAGCGGCTACTTTGGCAGATGGTGCTGACGCCCCGCTTCGGCTGGCCGGTGCTGCGGCTCGAGCAGTGCCGCTGCACCGCCGCGACCGCTGCGGCCATGTCGCTGCCGCGCGACCTGGCCGGGCTCGGCGCAGCTCTCGGCCTGTCGACACAAAAGAACAAGGAGGGTATGCGGCTCATCCGGAAGTTCTCCATCCCGCGCCGGCCGCGCAAAGGCGAGGATCCGAACGGGCTCTACTGGAACGAGCCCGAGGACCACCCGGAGGACTTCGAGCTTTTCCACGACTACTGCGACGACGACGTCGAGGCGGAAGCCGAGGCCGACCGCCGCATGGTGCCGCTTTCCGACACCGAGCAGGCCGTCTGGCTGCTGACGGAGCGCATCAACCAGCGCGGCATCCGTATCGACCGCAAATCGGCCCGCGCTGCGCTCGCGATGGCCGAGAAGGCGAAGCGCGGGCTCGACCGCGAAATGCGGCTCGCCACCGACGGATATGTGCCCTCGACGACGCAGCCCGGCAAGCTGGTCGAATGGGTTCAGCGCCAGGGCATCGAACTGTCGTCGGCGGCGAAGGCCGAGATCACCGACCTGCTCGAGGCCGACGACCTGCCGGCAAAGGTCCGCAAGGCGCTCGAGATACGTGCGGAGGCCGCTAAGACGTCCGTGTCGAAGCTGAACGCCATGCTCGACCGTGCCAGCGCCGACGGCCGCGTGCGTGGCGGCTTCATATACCACCAGGCCGGCACAGGCCGCACGCAGAGCGTCGGCGTCAACTGGACTAATCTACCGCGTCCGCGCAAGGTCTATGACGACGAGAAGCCGCGCACGGACGTGCTGTTCCAGGCGTTCCGTACCGAAGAGCCGGGCATTCTGCCGCTGTTCTACGGCGACGAGCTCGGCCGTCCGCTGCACCTGATTTCCGACGCGATCCGCGGCTTCATTTGGGCCGCGCCCGGCCATGAGCTGGTGCAGGCCGACTTCTCCAACATCGAAGGTAACACCGTCGCGTGGACGGCCAACGAGCGCTGGAAGCTCAAGGCGATCCACGAACTCAACGCCGACCCGTCACTGCCGGACATGTATCGACGGACGGCCGCTTCGATCCTTGGGCTGACCACCGACGAGGTCACAAAGAAGCATTGGGCGCGACAGGCCGTCGGCAAGCCGGCCGAGCTTGGCCTGTCTTATGGTGGCGGCGTGATGGCGTTCGTCACCTTTGCGCGCGGCTATGGCGTGAAGCTGGACGGCATCGCCGCCGGCGTCATCGAGCGGGCCAGCGAAGAGCGGCTGGAGAAGGCCACGAAGCGCTACGAGGGGCAGATGAAGCGCGGCCTGTCCGGCACGAAGGACTTGTCGCGCGAGGCGTGGATTGCCTGCGAGATCATCAAGCTCGGCTGGCGCGCGCAGAACGCGGCGATCGCGCAGTCGTGGAAGGACGTCGAGGCCGCGGTGCGCGACGCGGTCGCCTCGCCCGGCACGGTCACGTCGGCGGCCAAGGTGTCGTACATCGCCGCCCGCGGCTTCCTGTGGGCTCGCCTGCCCTCCGGCCGCTGCCTGGCTTATGGCTCCCCGAAGCTGAAGGCGCAGGTTTGGGCCAAGATCAAGCTGCCGGACGGTGATTGGTCCGACAGCGAGGTCATGGACCGCGAAACGGCCGAGCGGCTGGAAGTGAAGGGCGAGGTCAAGATCGAAGGCAACACCTCCGACAAGGTGACGGCGCTCGGCGTCAACAGCGTCACCCGGAAGTGGGATCGTTCGGCCCTCTATGGCGGCCTGCTGGTCGAGAACAACACCCAAGCCATTGCCCGCGACCTGCTCGTCAACGGCATGTGGAAGTCCGAAGGGGCCGGCTATCCGATCATCGCGACCGTCTATGACGAAATCATCACCGAGGTGCCGCGCGATTTCGGCTCGGTCGAAGCGTTCGAAAAGCTGATCTGCGAGCTACCGGCGTGGGCATCAGGCCTACCCCTCACGGCCGGTGGCTGGCGCGGCAAGCGCTACCGTAAGGACTGACGCGAAACCCCGGCTCATCACCGGGGCTTCGTTCTATTCCACGATACCGAGCTTGGCCTTGACCAGGTCGTTGACCGCCTGAGGGTTGGCCTTGCCGCCGGTGGCCTTCATCACCTGGCCGACGAACCAGCCGGCCATGGTCGGCTTGGCGCGCGCCTGCTCGGCCTTGTCGGGATTGGCGGCGATGACGTCGTCGACGGCCTTCTCGATGGCGCCGGTGTCCGTCACCTGCTTCATGCCGCGGCTCTCGACCAGTTCCTTCGGGTCGCCGCCCTCGTTCCAGACGATCTCGAACAGGTCCTTGGCGATCTTGCCGGAGATCGTGCCTTCCTTGATGAGGTCGATGATGGCGCCGAGCTGGTCGGGCGACACCGGAGCTTCCTCGATGTCCTTACCGGCCTTGTTGAGCGCGCCGAGCAGGTCGTTGATGACCCAGTTCGCAGCGAGCTTGCCGTCGCGCCCGGTAGCCACCTTCTCGAAATAGTCGGCGATCGACTTTTCCGACACCAGGATCGAGGCGTCGTAGACCGACAGGCCGAGCGCCTTGACCAGGCGGTCCTTCTTGTCGTCGGGCAGCTCGACGAGATCCTTGGCGAGCGCGTCGACATAGGCCTGGTTGAATTCGAGCGGCAGAAGGTCCGGATCGGGGAAATAGCGGTAGTCGTGCGCCTCTTCCTTGGAGCGCATCGAGCGCGTCTCGCCCTTGTTGGGGTCGAACAGGCGGGTCTCCTGGTCGATCTTGCCGCCGTCCTCGAGGATGGCGATCTGGCGCCGCGCCTCGTATTCGATGGCCTGGCCGACGAAGCGGATCGAGTTGACGTTCTTGATCTCGCAGCGCGTGCCGAACTCGCCGCCGGGGCGGCGCACCGAGACGTTGACGTCGGCGCGCATCGAGCCCTCGTCCATGTTGCCGTCGCAGGTGCCGAGATAGCGCACGATGGTGCGCAGCTTGGTGACGTAGGCCTTGGCCTCGTCGGCCGAGCGCATGTCGGGCTTGGAGACGATCTCCATCAGCGCCACGCCCGAACGGTTGAGGTCGACATAGGACATGGTCGGATGCTGGTCGTGGATCGACTTGCCCGCGTCCTGCTCGAGATGCAGGCGCTCGATGCCGATGTCGATGTCCTCGAACTCGCCCTTGCGGTCGGGGCCGACCGAAATGGTGATCGTGCCCTCGCCGACGATCGGCTGCTTGAACTGCGAGATCTGGTAGCCCTGCGGCAGGTCGGGATAGAAGTAGTTCTTGCGGTCGAAGACCGATTTCAGGTTGATCTGCGCCTTCAGCCCGAGGCCGGTGCGGATCGCCTGGCGCACGCATTCCTCGTTGATGACGGGCAGCATGCCGGGCATCGCCGCGTCGACGAGGCTGACATTGGCGTTGGGCTCGGCGCCGAACGCCGTCGAGGCGCCCGAAAACAGCTTCGCCTCCGAAGTCACCCGGGCATGAACCTCGAGGCCGATGATGACTTCCCAGTCGCCGGTGGCGCCGGGGATCAGTCGCTTGGGATCGGGCGTGCGGGTGTCGATGATGGTCATGGTGATCCGAAAATCGCGTGTTTACGGTTTCGCTAGATCAATCGTTGCCGTGATGCAACCTGTCACGCTCGGAATTGCTACGGGCGCCCTGCTAAGCCGGGTCGTTTGAGCGCGGCGGCGTTGAAAGCCGCGGCCCCGCAGATATCAGTCTTCGACCTTTTCGAGCCTGCCGTTCTTGGCGCTATACCAAGTATCGGGCTCTATACCGTCGGCCCCTACAATACCGCAGGCGACTGAAAGGATGGGATAACCATCGCCGCCCCATTCGCCACGCTCGACGGCAAACAATGCGTTTCCTTTCGCGCCTCGCACCCGGCCGTTGCGGCCCGAGGCGGTCGCCGCGCCCTGATAGCCCGAGGCGGTCGCCGCGCCCTGATCGCCCGAGGCGGTCGCCGCGCCCCGAGTGCCCGAGGCGGTCGCCGCGCCCCGAGTGCCCGAGGCGGTCGCCGCGCCCCGAGTGCCCGAGGCGGTCGCCGCGCCCCGAGTGCCCGAGGCGGTCGCCGCGCCCCGAGTGCCCGAGGCGGTCGCCGCGCCCCGAGTGCCCGAGGCGGTCGCCGCGCCCCGAGTGCCCGAGGCGGTCGCCGCGCCCCGAGTGCCCGAGGCGGTCGCCGCGCCCCGAGTGCCCGAGGCGGT